GTCCGACCTTCGATCACGACTGCCGCGACCATCATCGGATGGTAGCGATCAGAGTTCGGATGTCTGCCGAATGCGAAGCGTAGCACTGTCGAGGGTATCAGGGCTGTATAACCACGGACCCGCAGATAGGTTTCGGCGACGGTGTTGGCGATCGGCTGCGAGCGTCGCCATAAGGCGGCGACTGCGGCGTCTTTGCTGGAGTCGGAAACCGGCGTAAATTGCGCCGATTTCCGACTCCGTGTTCTGGGCTGCTCGCGCTCCGGCTCATCTGGCGCCAACCCTGCTTTGCGTAGCGCCGCCCACAGATCTCGCTGCTCGCAGCCGCCAGCAGCACAGTAAAGCAACAGGGTGCCGTCGCGCTCTGCGACGGAGAAACCGGTTGCGTAGCCGCAGTATGGGCAGGCACCGGTATATTCGCGGCCGGAGTGCCGTAGGCCGAGCGCGCGGGCGATCGCCTCGGCGGTCATCGTCCGCCCCTCTCGGGTCGTAGCTGGACGACCTTTGGATCCCCACGGCCGTGACTGCATACGAGGCCGGCCGCTGGATTTTGACCGCGCTGAACCATCTCGGCACGCTTGCCCTCAAATAGCAGCACACCCCCGAATTCCACCGCGCAACCCGGATGCAACGCCAAGTGGCCGCCGCTTGCGTACCAAAACACAGTTATTGGATCGAGTGGGCCGCCGCACCAAAAGCAATGTCCGATCGGCCGCCCCAGCCAGTGGATCAGTTCCGAATCGGGGTGATTGATGACGCTCATCATGCGTCCCCCGCCCGCTCGGCCAACAGCCGCACCGGCGCCCAGCGCCCCGGGCGACCAGGGAGGAGGAAGATCTCGACTTCGTGAACGTCCTGGCACGCGGCGCAGTAGACCGGGAGGTAGTGGCCCCTCTGCCACCGGGTTGCCGACTGGCGATTCGGATCTTGCGAATCGGCCGGCTTTGCTTTATGTCTGACGTCGGCCATCGGATTTCATCCAGGTCCGGTGGTCGCGCCGCCACAGCGCAAAAGCAATCCCGAAGCCGCCCTTCGCCGGGCGGCTTCGTCGTTCGGGCGGACCTGGTCCGCGGCTCGTGCGGGCCATCTAGGCGGCCTCGCCGTTACCGAGCAGCCGATCTATCGTCGCCGGCAGAACTCGCCAGTCACGCCCCAGCTTGAATCCTGGCAGATCCCCACGCCGCAGTGCCGCACGGATGGCAAAGGGTGACTTGTTCAGCTTTACCGAGGCCTCATCCACCGTATAGGGCGCGCGCCCCGTCTTATCCTCAAACATGAGTCCGTCCTTCTCGCGCGAGGAAATACCCATCCCGCCGGTTGTCGTCAGGGCATACAATAGAACCGTTGTTTTTTCATTGCAAGCGCGAAAAAACTACCGTACTAATACGCAGCGTACGATGATGGCGGTTTTGGCGGTTTGAGGGATGGCGATGGCAGGTATAGACGCCGCAGCGGTCGAGCGGATCACCGGAGTGAAGGTGGGAACCATAAACGTGTGGATACAAAGAAACCTGGTTCCCGGAATGTCAGTCGGAACGCAAGGAAGCGCGAGAGAGTTCAGCGTCGATACTGTGCTTCACATCAGCCTTATGGGCATTTTAGGGGGACTGCAATTTGCCGCGCCACTCAGCGCGATGATTACCGACTACGCGCTCAAGGAAAGCACCGATGTTCCTGGCGCGAGGCTGGTGATCGGGCCGCCCAGCAGGAAGCTGAGCACCGTCCCGACTTTCGATTGCACTACGGCCGAAAAGCTCGACACCTTTCTTGACGGCTTCGGAGCCGCCGGCCGACCAGAAGGTTATGTGATCGTCGAGCTGGATCGGCTCGCCGCGCGGGTACGGAAGGCCTTCGCCGAGCCAGACATTGCCGAGCGGGCGCGGCGCGCGGCAAGGAGAACATCGTGACCGTCGCCGACATTTATCCAGCTAGCCCGATAAAACCAAAACGGACCCGGGCGACCAAGGATGAGATGTCGACCCGCCGCAGTAGGGTGATCGAGATTGTCGAGAACGAAAACCCCGCAACCGTGCGGCAGGTCTATTATCAGGCAGAGGTTTACAAGCTCGTCGGGAAGGAGGACAGCGACTACAACAAGATCCAAAACATGCTGACCGACCTGCGTCGCGACGGGATGATCCCCTACGAATGGATTGTCGACGAAGGGCGGCGCGTTCGGGCGCCATACACCGTCGAGGGCATTGTCGGAGCGCTCAACGATACGCGCAGCCAGCACCGCAAAGACCCCTGGCCATCGGTCGAGGATTACGTCCAGATCTGGATCGAGAAGAATGCTCTGCTCGGCGTAGTCGAGCCGGTAACCCGTGAATATGCCGTCCCTCTGCTGAGTGCCGTCGGATACAGCTCGATCAGCTTCCTACACAAAACTGCGCAGACTCTGAAATATCTCGAGTGTCCCATCTATATCTATCAGTTCGGAGACTTGGACCCGTCAGGAGCGCACGCTGCCGAGGTCATCGAGAGAGAGTTGCGGGGCTTCGCACCGGAAGCCGACATTCACTTCGAGCGCATTGCCATCACGCCGGCACAGATAACCGAATTCGCACTAGAATCGGCATTACGCGATACGAAAACCAAAGACCCGCGCTATCAATGGTTCAGAGATAAATATCAAAACGAGGCTATCATCAGCGGCGGCCGTTTTTCGGTCGAACTCGATGCCATTCGGCCCAACCTGCTGCGCAACCTGGTTCGCGGGGTGATCGAGCGGCATCTGCCCCGCAAGGTTCTCGACGATACCAATGCCGAAGGCGAGCGCGAGAAAGCTCAGCTTGGACGGATGATGGACGAATATATAGAGAGCACTCGCCCGAAGTATCCCTCGCCATTTGACCTCGATGCGGCCAAGACTGCCCTCGTCGAGCGCATCCTCCGTAACGACGTTCTCTCCCGATTATACGGTGAGGCCGACGTTTATCCAGCTAGCCCGATAAAGTCGATCGACCCTCTCGACAGGATCCAAACCCTGATCAGGGAGGCGTCCTGGGAGGATGTCGTGCGGCTGCGGGATTGGTTCATGGGGAGCGCGACATGACCGACCGCCGCCTTCCCGCCGGCATGACACCGCGGTTGCTGTCACGCGATGCCGCAGCAACCTACTGCGGCCTCTCGCCAAATGCGTTCGAGGATCATGTCGCTGCGACTGTGCCGCCGATACGAATTGGGCAACGTAAGCTATGGGATATTAGGTCGCTCGACCGATGGCTCGACGAGCTTGCTGGATTTGAAGCCCCCATCGGGCAACCCGACAACGAGACGACACTTCTTGGGAGGATCCATGCACGTAAAGCTGCGCTACGTCACACGCCGAGCTAACCGCTCCGGCGAGCGCTGGTACTGGCAGCGTCCGAAACATCCACTCGCCCGCCTGCCTGACAATCCGATCGAACGGATGGCGATGGCGGAGCGGTTGAACGCTGCGGCGGATGGCGCCGCAACCGAGCCCGAGCGCGCCTCGATCGGATGGGTGATCGAGCAGTATCGGCAGAGCGATGAATACCGCGATCTAAGCTCCGGCACGGTTGCCTACTACAAGCGCTATCTGCGTGATATCGAGGCGCTCGGCTCTGACCTGCCGTTCGCGTCGTTTACCCGCCGCGCAGTGGTCGATTTCCTAGAATCGTATCCGAAGGCGCCGCAGCGTCGGAAGGCTGCGGCGGTCCTAAAGAACCTGTTCAAGATTGCCCGCTATTACGGGATCGTCGCAACCGACGAAACGGTCGGCCTGCGGCTCAAAATGAGCAAGCCGCGCGAGCGGGTCTGGTCCGACGACGAAATCGCACGATGGATCTATGCAGCCGAGCCTGAAGATCAGCACATGACGACGGCATTTCTGTTGCTGCAATACACCGCACAACGGCCGGGCGATGCCCTCAGGATGACATGGCCGCGATATTCGGGCTCAGCGATCCGATTGCGCCAACAGAAGACCGGAGCCCTGATCGATGTTCCGCTTCATCCCGTGTTGCGCGACCACCTTGACGGGCTCGGCCGGTCCGGCACGACCCTAACAATCGTTGCCTATCGCGGCCTCCCTGTGAAGTACAACAACTTTCATGACCGCTTCCGGCGAATCGCCAAGGCCGCCGGCATCGATGCCCAGGCCCGAGACTTGCGCCGTACCGCGATGTTGCGAATGGCTGAGGCCGGCGCCACGGCGCCCCAGATCGCGAGCGTCAGCGGCCACTCGATCGAGGCCACGCAGCGCATCCTCGATACCTATCTGCCCCGGAATCGAGACCTCGCGGAGATCGCTATCGCCCGCCTCGTGGAGTACAAACGCGGCTCAAAAGTCTAACGCGTTAGACTTTTTTGGTAGGTAACCTATTGAAAAGAAATGGGGTATATAGTACAAGCAGTACTACCGGGTGAACTGATCGGGCCCTTTTCATGGAACGCGGATTTGCGGTCATCGGCCTCGGCTATGTCGGTCTGCCCGTTGCCCTCGCCCTAGCGAAAAAGTTCGAGCGGGTCGTCGGTTTTGACATTTCGCAGCAGCGGATCTCCGCTCTGCGCAACGCCAACGATACGACCGGTGAGGTCACCGAGGCTGCGCTCCGCGAGACGAGGCTTCAGTTTACCAATGACCCGAGCACGCTGAACGACGCCAGCTTTTTAATCGTCACGGTACCCACGCCGATCGACGCCGAACGGCGCCCCGACCTTTCGCCGCTCGAAGCCGCCTGCGCCCTGATCGGACCGCGTCTGAGGGCGGGCTCCGTCGTGGTTTTCGAATCCACCGTCTATCCCGGCCTGACCCGCGAATTCTGCGGGCCGCGCCTCGCCGCGGCCTCGGGCCTCAGGCAAGGGATCGATTTCAAGCTCGGCTATTCGCCCGAGCGGATCAACCCCGGCGACAAGCAGCACCGGCTCGAAACCATCGTCAAGATCGTCGCCGGCGAAGACACCGAGACTTTGGGGCGCGTCGCCGAGGTCTATGCGCGCATCGTCGATGCCGGGGTCTACCATGCGTCCTCGCTCGAAGTCGCCGAGGCGGCAAAAGTCATCGAAAACACCCAGCGCGACCTCAATATCGCGCTGATGAACGAGCTGGCGATCATCTTCGATCGGCTCGGCATTCCGACCAAGGAGGTGTTGGAAGCGGCGGGCACCAAATGGAATTTTTTGCCGTTCACGCCCGGGCTGGTCGGCGGGCACTGCATCGGCGTCGATCCCTACTACCTGACCGCGAGGGCCGAGGCGGCCGGCTATTACCCGCAAGTCATCCTCTCCGGCCGCCGCATCAACGACGGCATGGGCGGATTCATCGCGCAGCGCCTCGTCAAGCTGCTGATTGCGGCAGAGCGGCCGGTGAAGGGTGCCCGGATCGGGATCCTCGGCATCACTTTCAAGGAGGATGTGCCCGATCTGCGCAACAGCCGGGTGCCCGACATCGTCGCCGAATTGCGCGAGTTCGGGATTGCGGCAGCGGTCTCGGATCCGCTTGCCGACCCGGCCGAAGCGAAGCGCGAATACGACATCGAGCTGGTGCCCCTCGGGGCTTTGGCCAAGCTCGACGGGCTGATCCTGGCCGTGCCGCATGGCGCGCTGGGCGAGGGCGGCTGGCCCAGTCTATTCACCGCACTCGTCCCCGGCGGAGTCTTTGTCGACGTCAAGTCGGTCGTTACCCGTGACAAGGTTCCGTCGGGTATCCATTACTGGAGCCTCTGACCGCCTCATGCGAATTGGCGGATCGAGTATCAGCTCCGCAACCGCGCGGAGGACTGCCTTGCGGATCATAGCCGGATCG